CTCTTTAACCCTTCTAATTTATTACCTCGTCTTGCACATTTGTCTGGTAAATCTTGTTTAGTGTTACTCATAGATTGTTTCACTAATGCTTGCCCTTTTCCAGGTCTATAGTTATAATAACTATCACCAATGTTTAACCATAATGTTCCATCTTCTGTTAGATTATTTCTTACCTCTCGGAATACTTCTACTAATTTTTGAATATACTCTTCTGGAGATTCTTCTTGTCCTATCTGACAATCCTCCCCTCCATAATCTCTTAAACCATAATAAGGTGGAGATGTGATGCAACACCTTGCTTTTTCATCGAATTGTTTAAGTGTTTGGAGACAATCTCCAAATAAAATTGTATCTCTCATTTGATAAATTCCCTCTCATAATCTAAAAATTCATCTCTAAAAACAAATACTCTATTAGTTGGAATAGATTTAATCCACGAAGTAACACCTACGGGCCTCTCACACAACTTAATACCTGCTTTTTTATACTTTTTATCACTTGATTCAAATATCTGATAATTTCCATTTCTAAATTTAGTAAATTGTCTTACTAATGTATTCTCAGGATTAGTAACTTCAATAACAGAAGTTGCTAATTCAAACCAATAAAGAAATTCATTAAATCCTTCTTTGGAAATATTAAAAATATCTGGTTTACAATCAACCAGAAATCTTAATAAGAATTGTGGTGTAGTTACATGGTCATAACAAGGTTGAAAAGGTTTTTTCTTTCCACCTTTATCAAATTTAGGGTTTAAATCATATTTTATTCTTGCATCTATAGATCCTTGAGATATGAATCCAGTATGTGTATTAGTAGCATGAAATACAGGATCATAAAAACATTTAGATAAACATCTTTTATTATCTTTATTATTCCAGTCAAATTTAACTGTAAAAAATTCTATTGTCTCATTTCTTCCATTTAAGGCATCACAAATATTGAGATAAGAATTTTGAGCATAAATTAAATTTCTGTCGTTAAGTGTCATTTTGTCACCACCGATACTGCTGCTTGACCTTTGTTGAATACAGTATCAACAACTGCTTCAACTTTACGAGATGTAGATATACCAACTTTATCATAAACTGGTACACAAAGTAAACCATAAGTTTTAGATTCACTACCTTTTCTTATTACTCTACCTATTGTTTGTGATATAGTAATGTAATCCATTGATCTAAGAAACAATGCAGCTTCAAGACCTGATACATTAATACCTTCAGATAATATGCTATGATGTAATACTACAAATCTTTTAGTATCATCTTTACCCCACTGATTAAGGGTATTAAAGAAACTTTCACGATCAACTTTCTTACCATTAATAATAGCACCAGTTTTTGATGTGATATACATCCAGTTATATCCACGATCTTTTAACTGTATGCAGAAGTCAGATAGTGATACTAAACTAACAATTTGTTTGGTAGATCTTGCACAAATAAGTATTTTATCTACATCAATATCATCAATGGTTGATATTACATGGTCACTATCTTTCTCATAACCAAATCTACTATCATCCACAACATCTATCTTCTTAATTATAACTTTAGGTGGTAAAATAACACCTTCATCCACTAATTTAGGTGCTGGTACATTAACTAACACCTTACCAAATATATCTTCATCATTCATTCCTATCTTAAAAGGTGTCTTAGAATGTTTAGGTGTAGCAGTAAAGAAATAACAACGATTTGCATACATTGATTGATACTCAACTGCTTCAATAAAGTTCTTTTGAATACTATTATGAGCCTCATCAAAGTATATTGTATCTACCTCAATATCAAGAGATTTAGATATCTTATGTAAAGAATGATATGTTGTGAATATCAATATATTCTTTACACTATTATGATACCACTCTTCTATCTCTTCTGTCTTAGTTGTGCTTGTATGATGTGTCTCTCCTGAGTGAACATGAAGTACATCTACATTATCAATTAGTTCTAAGAAATCTTCACATAATTGTTGTGCTAATAATATACGAGGTGCAACAACTACAATAGTTTTAGATACACTATTCTTTGTAAATTGATACTTTGCATCCTCAATCATGCACATAGTTTTACCACCACCAGTGGGAACAATGATCTGACCTTTACTATTCTTCTGTAAAGTATCAAGAACTGCAATCTGGTGTTCACGAAGTTGAATCATTAAATAGTCACCAATACAATAATTATACCACAAATAGTGTTAAAACGCCATCACAGACGCTTATAGGTACACTATAGGGACACTTTAGAGGTTTCAGTTATTATTATTTTTCTTTCCTAAGATCTTTTATTATTCTATCACCTGCTCTCTGCATCTTTTGTCTTTCTATTCTGGTATATCCACTGGCTTTCTGTGCTTTATAGTTAGGATCAACTTTCTTTGCACTCTTCTTAGATAATAATTTATCTGCAGCCTTTGTTAGTTCTTTCTTACTCTTTCCACCAGATTTTGCTGCTAATCTTTCTGCTCTTGCTTTCTTTTGTTGCTCTCTTGGTGATAACTTAGCAGATCCTCTTTCACGAGTTGGTTGTTGTTCTCTTTCTGATCTTTTACGTTGTTTTCCTATATCTTTACGATCTTTATAATCTTTTGCTGGTGCAGTTTTACCACCACCAACTGCTTTCACTCTTCTCTTCTCTGGTGCAGTTTTCTTCCTTGATGCACGAATCCTCCCACCTTCACCACCTTGACGAGTGGCAGATGAGAGGTCTTTATCGTACACTTCAGTAATAAATTGCTGAAAAGATTTCATTTACAAAACTATTTCCTATATGTTATTTAGTTCCTCCACCACTAGACACTAATCCATCCTCATAAAATGACTTAACTCTTGCTCTTCTAAGTTCTATTAACTCAGAATATCTTTTTTCTTGTTCATTAGTAAACTTAAAAGACTGCTTACTCCAAGCCTCTTTCAATTCACGAAGTTCATGTAATACTGCTGTTGGGTTCATTTTAAAAATCGGTAGTAGAGTTTAAGAATTTGTCGAAAGATTTAGAAACATCTTTATCTCTAAATTCAGGAAGATCTTGAAGCATTTGTTCAATATCCTCCGCAGGGAAATCAGGGAGTTCTGTTAAGAAATCGTCCATAATAATTGTTGGTTGTATAATAAGGACAGTTTAGAGGTTTCAGTTGTTAATAATCAGGTAATCTTCCCTCTTGAGATTTATACATTTTTGATAATTTATCACCAGGCTCCTCAATACCTGATACATCATCATATTGTGAGTAATGTTGAATCACTTTACTTTCACGCTTTTTTATAAACTTTAATTGATGCCAAGATGATTCACAACATAATAATAATGTATGAATATATTTGTGAGGATCATTCTTTGAATACTCACATTGAGGTTTAGGTCTAATTCCAGTTTCTATTGTAATATATCTTGCAACTGGATTCCATCCATGTTTAATTCTTGTTTCATTATCTACTTCATCTCCCTTAAAATACACCCATCCCTCATCCATTCCATACTCACCACGATCCCAGATAACATAATCATCTATTTCGGGTTCATACATTATACAACAAACTCCGCAATATAATAATCAACTGTTATTTCTAACTTAGCAGCTTCTTTCTCACATTCTTCTATAAAATTATCAATCATTTCTTCAGCACTTGGACAATCGTTACCTTCAGTCATTGGATACCTCCTTGCATGTGCAGATTTGTTTGAACTCTTCCAATCTATCTATCAATCTTAGATAGACCTTCTCATCACTAGGATCTAAGGTAGGGTAACTCTTTAATGCTTTAAGAGCTACCTCTATCTCAGGTTTGATTAAATCTACTAACATATTTCCTCACCTTTTTTATTAAATTCTTTATCTAAAACAGGTACATATAATACACCATCATCTTTTAACATAGAGAGCATACTTTTAAACCATTCATTATTAATTTGATGCTGCTCTGGTGTTAGATTGGCAGTCACAATATCATTCCTTGTTGTATCATTAACAAAGTAAGATTGTGACCATTGTGTATAAGTTGCCATTGAAAAATAATAAGAAAAGCTAGCGGATGTTAGTTCTTTCTTGGGTTGCGATCCCAGAGGCACATCCATCTCCTCGTTTCTGTGTGGGGTGTGTTGTTGTGAAAGGTGGGTCACAGCACGTGCGAAGTCTGTATAGGACGTTACCCTGTAGTATCCCTTTCACGGGGGTGCTGAGAGAACGGGGCATCTGCAAGGTTTCACCTATATGCCCAAATTTACCTATGGGAATCGCTTACACCTGTACCCCCAAACTTAATCGGGGCATAGGAACCACATCAGTTACCTCTGCGGTCATCAACTGGAGGGGAAGTCAATTACCTTAACGTCATGTCTCCGCTTCTCACCAAAAATGGAATGTCGGAGTAGTTAAGAACCTCACTTATGTTGATGAACCTATTATACACAATAAAAAAGCATCCGTGAAGGATGCTTAAGACAGTTTAATAATTGGTCACATAGGTGGCGTGTTAAAATTGTTTGGTCTGCCTTTACCTGTATATTCTCTCTTTAAATCTT